AGATAGATACCAACAATAATCTGCTACATCTGAATGTACTTGAGCAACATCTACGTCATCTCCAGTAGCCCCTACTGCTTTCCATTTAGGATTATTCGCAGTAACAAAGTATTTCATTATTTCTATGATAGGAGTTATCCTATTTATAGTAAATGTTGGCATACCAGACTCTTCTAACATAGTTTTTTCGTCTTTAGTTAGTTGTTCATTAAGATAAAAATCATATCCTTTCTGACTAACTGTTTGCCATCTTTGCCTATGAGAATTATTTGCCCTATCCCATAGTTGTTTATTTATTTGGGCTTTCGTTTTTTTAGTTGTTCTTGCCATTTATCGTTTAGAAATTGGGTCTTTTACTGGTGAACCTTTTTTAAATTTCGCTTTTTTAGTGCCTACACATTTACCCGAAACCCACTTGCCTCCTCTTTTACCACAAGTTGCCTTTGATACACCTTTGATAACATCACGAGCAATTATAGCAGTTCCAACATATGGAATCTTCTTTGCAATTGATTTACCGATTGTTTTCTTAGCGACTGCTTTTTTAGCTGATGCACTCTTAGTCAATTTTTTTACCATTTTACGTTTTCTTGAAATTTTTTCCAAGTATTCTTTATCTAATTTTGCCCGTCGCTTTCTTTTGGCTACAGCTTTTGACACTACCCGAATAACATAATCCTCAGTTGTTTTATCTAATTTTGACATTGTTTTAATCCTTTATCTCCACATGAACTAGGTCATCAAATCTATTATCGTTAATATCTCCATCGGAATCCCAATCTCCACCCCAACGTATTTTAACACCCATTGCTTGACCTAATCCTCTTAACATTCCACCCATGTAGTGAAACATCTCCCTATCTTCCCAATCTATCGGGTAAGGAGCGAGGTCAACAGCTTTTCCTTCTATGTGTTTGGAATACTTGGTTTTCGTTTTCCCTTGTGCTAATAATTGCTCCTGCCGCTCCTTACTCCGCAAACCTTCAATAATCGTCACATCCATAATTTTTATTAATTCATTAAGAACATTAACGAGTTTGGAATCAACGCCCTTTAATCTTTCTTTACTTCTTTTACCAAATTTATACATTTATTTTTTCTTCAAAGATTTTGCTTTAATACTTTTTGAAGTAATACAAAAACCTTTTTTATAAACCCCACCTCTTTTTTGACAAGCTGATTTAGCTTTCATTGATTTACCAACTTTTTTAGCTCCTCTAGCAGCTCCTTTAGCAATTTCAGCAGCAGTTAAAACAGTAGCGACTGGGCCAATTTTTTTTAAACCTGCTTTTGCAATTGTTTTAATAGTTGATTTTCCAATTTTTTTAGCCATTTTTGGTTTCAGAATTTTACCTCTCTTTATGTCTTTTTTAAATTGTGAAGAAAGTTCTTTGGGTGTCCGTTTTTTTATTTCTTTATCTATATACCCTTTAAGAACTTTAGCCATCTTTTCACCTTCTTTTTCTGTATTTAATTTTGCCATTATTTTAATCCTTATGCTATTAACCAACTTTTCGCTTTTCTTTTTGGTTTAAACCAACTCTTTTTTTCCTTATCTTTTTTCATATTAGGAGGAAAAGCGTGTATTTGTGAGTAATAAAGGCTCTCAATTGTATCATCATGAGCCATTTTCGGGCCGAAAGTAAGAATTTCGTTGATTAAATCAAACATATTTTTCCTTAAATGCACCGTTCCTGTACTAAAACGTGCCGAAAGTCCAGAATAAATGCGATTTCTTTTTTGTGTTCCGCCAGGTTTTTCTGGAATAACAGAAATATCAAACTTATTTAATCTTCTTCGTTCATCATTCAATGCTTGAAATATACTTCTATTCATTGCTACATCTTCTACAGTAGATGACATACAATTGTATTTTTGATGCAATTCTAATATCATATCTACTACACCTTTTTTCCCAAGTATTTCTCCTGTGTCTGGATTTTTTGAACCTATTGTTGGAACACTTCTATGTCTTTCATATTCCAATACATACAATTCATTGTTACCATCTATTGCTATGACAGTAATAACAGAGAAGTCACTATGCTTAGTATCAATGTCTGTTGCTGGGTCGCAACCAATGAATGTATTAACAGGTATATCATTATCATCCTTAACAATATAATTAATTCCATCTTCATGTTTATAATAACCTTCCCAATATCTTATGTGTTCTCTTCTCCATATAGCATCTTCTTTTGATTGTACTTCCATCATATATTCTTGATAAAATTTTTGAGGTTGTCCAGAATCAGCGTAAAATCTTTTCTTTTCTTGTATCTTTGATAATGGAAACCATCCTTGCCATAATGGAGTTTCTTCATCTAATAATGCTTTGTACGTTATAACCTTCCAAGCAAATTCTTTATTTTCTTTTTTTGCTTTAGCATGTTTGCCTATTAATTGGTTTATAAATGAATCATAATGTACAGGAGTACCATTAACACGCAACCTACCAGTATGAGGTTCAATAGCAGGATAAACAACAGCAGTAACAAGGTTAGCGTTTTTATCTCTGGCTTCTTTCGTAATAGTATTGGCCTCATGCTCGAAGTCATCGAGTACGATAAGGTCGTATCTTTTATGTAGTTTCGCACCCCCTCTAATTCCTGCGACATTACTTTTACTAATGAGTTTACATCCATTTTTTAATTCTATATCCTCTTCTGTCCATTTTTTTCCTTTCATTGGGCCAAAATAATATTTAATTGAATCATTGTTTTCTAAATGATATTTTATATAATCCATATTACCTACGCTAAGTTTCTGTGTAGCAGATACCCATGCATAGAATAAAAAGTTTTCTTTTGTTGAAAATACAAAATCTTTAATAATAGATGCTTTTGTAAGAACTGTCTTACCATGCCCTCTAGGAACAATAATTGCAGTTTGTTTGATATTCTTATTATCTATTGCATCTGCAATCTCATAATGAAAAAATGGAGTTTCGGACCGCATAAAGTCATCTGGAAGAAATAACTTACCAAATGATATAAGGTCTTTATATGCTAATTGAAGAGTTTCTTCAGCTTTGCTTACGTTCTGACTGTTTATATTTGCCATCTAAATATTTACTAAACTTATCATCCAACTTTTGCATTTCAATAAAATCATTCAATAATGTTTCTGTTATTCTAAGTCTTTCTGTAACAAATTGCAATTGAGTATATATACTTTGTATAGAACGTCTCATATCGTGTTTTGTTATTGTGTTTTTCTTTCTCATGCTCTCTCCATTTTTTCTGGTACTGGTAACATATCTATTATCTTGCGAATCCTAAGTATATCGTAATATGTTTTCGATGACATATCGTACAATATGTATTCTTGTTTTACATTGTTGTTTAATTTTTTTAATAATACAATAGCTTCATCTAATTCCATTTTGTCTGGAACATCGTCTAATGCATCATTCCATTTTTCTCTATTCATGATTTTCTTAAAAACTTTAAATACTCACAAGCAACTTCTGGATTAAATATTGTAGTTATTAATCTATTATCATCGTCATCATATCTAGGGTCAATAATAGTAACTGGGCAATTGAATATATTCTTATCGTCTAGTCCTAATTTATCAGCATAATTATCCATTATTTTAAACGAGGCTACTTGCAATGCATGAGATATAAGTCCAGAAGCTGCATCTTTTAAAACTTGATAGCCACTAACATGAGTATGCCCGCAAGTTAAAATATGGTCTTTCCAACCCATCTGAGCTGCCTTTGCTACTCCATGAGCAGTATTCCACATTGAATTACCTTTAAATGTATGTCTTGCATTGACTGTTATCTCTTTACCATTCGGGAATATTAGATTCATTCTAGCTCCGAATCTTTCATATAGTCCTTTATGGTCTCTCATTATAAATTCAAGAGGGTCTCCATCACCACTCCATACATCATGGTTACCAGCTACTAGATATATCCAATTTAATTTATTTACAAAATATTCTGTAAGTCTCCATGATTCTTTTGCAGAAGTAGATTGTTGTCCATACAAGGCTTGCAATCTTCCTATCCAGTTGTTTTGTATGTCTCCTAAATTGCCAGCAAACATTCCTTCTGTATTATTAATTAAATCTATATACATTAATATTTGAGACAAATCTGTACCATCATCATCAACGTGAGGGTCTCCAAAATGAGCAATCCCTATTGGACCGTCAACATTTATATTAATATCTATTAATTTTCTACTTTCTTTTGATTTCTTTTTTTGTCTATATGCCTTTTTTCTGAAGTCTATTATCTCTTCTATTGGCATTAACTCTGGGTCTCTATCGGCAACTTTAAATGGAGACTCTTCTACTATTGTAGGATTTAACGTTTTTCTACCGCAGGCATAACAACACCATTGTTGCTTTTTAGTTTCTTTATAATAACTGAATCCATCCTTTCTTATATTTCTAGCCCCACACTTAGGGCATCCAATGATGTTACCATCATCGTCTTTTCTAAATTCATCAACCGTTTGCTTAATTGTCGTGTTTGAGTTCCCCATTATCTTCCTCGGATATTTGATTTCTAGAAGCTCCTTCTAATTGTTCTTGTGAAAAACCTTCAAAAACACCAAGAAGACCTACTTCTTTTTGTTTGACATTGTTGCCTGACGTTCCGACTATCTTACCTAGTTCCTTGACAGATTGCAATGTTATGTTATCATCTTCGCTATAATCAGCGAGATGCTTTAGTTTATTAAGAATGTACTCATGGTCTATTCCCAATCCTTTTGCGACATCCAATACGGATTTTTGTATCTCTTCCATTACTCTTTCCTGTTTTAATAAGACAGTTGCTTTTTTTCTTGCCTTTTGGTCGTTTATTTCCTTGTAAGCATTTTTATATGCCTCTACAGCTCCCATACCTACAACTACATTAGTAGCAAATTGCCTTTCTTTATTGGTGACATTTTTTCTTTTATGTATTTGCTCGGATGTATTTTTTATTTTAGTGGAGAATGTATACCTATTTGGATGATTATCAAAGTCCGTATCCATTTTGGTAGATTCCTTATTAATAAAACTTCCGACAACCGTCCTAACCCACCCTTTAGCATAATTATAGTTTTTAGTATCCCCATGATGACTTACTCCGTTCTTTACTTTCAGCAATTGGACTATTCTATCATCGTCACTATATACCCAATCGTCTTGATTAGCTTTTCGCCAATCTGGATGAACTACAGTATTTGGATGTGTCTCTCTAAACTCGTCTATGTCTTCGTAGACATAATGTTTTACATTTTTAATTTTTCTTTTTTCTGCCATCTTAATGTTGTTTCTGTTAGCAATAATACTTGAGCGGACAAATTATCTACTAATTCTCCTACTTCTTGTGGCACTAAATAAACCTCATCATCTATTTCTAAAGGAACTAGGTCTTTAGATAACCTTATTAATATTTTTTCTTGTTCAGATACCGAAAGGTTTGACAATCCTTCTATTAATTCTGACATCTTTTATTACACCTTTATTTTATCCCGACCCAACCACCCATTAAGTTAAACTACAAGTCAATAGTATTCCAAGTAAAAACCCCAGTTATTATTAGAAAAAATTGTAGGATTTTGTTATGTAGCCTTTTTCCCATTATATACCCCCTATATGGGGGATTTGCTAAATAACTTTTTAGTTATTTTTCATTTTGATTATTATTTTAATAATTAATTAACTAGTCATAATAAGGAGAATATATTATGAGTTTATTACCTACACCTAAGAAGGTGCTTGAAGTTGCTGATAGAGCTGAGAATAAGTATCTTGATGCGTTGGAGAATGCTCCAGTCAAACGTGGATGGAATAGAACGTTTGGTATTTCAATACCTAGTAAGTATGATGCTGTTAAAGAATACAATGAGACTATGAAAGGTCTTCAAGAGTTCTGTGAGAGTCGTGGTTATAAAGGTATCATTGAACCTAAAGAAGAAGAGCAACCAGTTAAACGTATGAAGGTAGAGTAGGCTTATGCCTACTTTACTTTTAATTATATTACACTTAACTGTGTGATGTAGAGTGTGCAACTGCTCAAGTGTCGTAAGAATAAGACGTGTATCTACTAAATAATAGAAAGTCTAACATACAGACAACAGGGATTATTACTTCTATTTTTACGATAACTTGGGTATTAACTTTTGTAGGAGAAATTATGTTTACAATTAAAGAATTACAAGATAGAGTACCAGACTTAATTGGTAAGGTTTATACGGAAGGAACAGTTACTGTGATTGAGATTAATCATGGTCGTATAAAGATAATGCCAAAGCATCGTAAGCCTGGAAAGTAAGAAATACCCGCGTCCAACAGCCGTTGAAGTCATACATATGGTGAGGTGTAAGACGGGAATTTTTCAACATAGGAGAGTATTATGACACAACATGAATGTTCTTGTGGCGACAAAGAGATTAATCACGCGCATGATTTTCCAGAGTTAGGTTGTATTTGTTTAACTTGCAATAAGAACTCTTCTGAGTTTGAAGGTTCAGTGCTAGTTATGTATGATGAAGAAGTTGTTCATAATCTTAAAAGAATGATACCTCTTATAGAAAGTATGAAAACATCATTTGACCATGTAAGAGGTGATGTTGAAGCTCGTGAGATAATGACTGAAACTTTAAAACGAGCAATAGAATTACTTAAATAATTTGAGTGTACTTTGGTGGTAGCGCGTAACCAACTGTCGAGAAACGGTTCCCCACATTGCGCAGGGTCATGTACCGAATTTATGATGGGATAAGGTCGAAGACACTCAAAGATTTTAAAAAGGTGCTATCGTAGCAAGCCACTACCTTGTAATCAAAATGTGGCTCTAGAATTATGGGCATTGTTATCTTATACCTACAACTACAATAGAGTGTAAGAAGTGGACTCCGCATCGTCCTTACTTCATAGCAATGCCCTATCTTTTTTAACACATACAAAAGGATTTAATCATGAAAAAACAAAGATATAAAGCATCAACTAATTTAAATGTTGGAACAATGGTACAAGGTATGATTGGAGAAAACAATGTGGCTAATCTATTTCTTACAAATGGATATATAGTTACTAGACCAGATGTAGACTTAGGTGTAGATATGGTTGTTTGTAAACCTAAAAAATGGGGTAAGAAAATGTTAATGAAAAATTGGATTAGTATACAAGTAAAGTACAATACAAGAATTTCAGAAACAACATTTGGTACATCATTGCGTGTAAAAGTAACTCCAAATAGTTGTGATTATGTTGCTATACCTTTAGACAAAGGAGTAACAAACATACATTATCATCATAATAAAGTTATATTCTTCCCTCAACCTTCAAAGTTAAAAGGTAAAGAGTATCTTAGAGAATTTGCTTTTGAAGATGTTAAAGTAGCAAAGAATAATGGATTGGTTTATAAAGATTGTTACGGAGATTCACAAGTTTCTTATAGAAATCAACATAAACGAAGATGGGCAAAGAATTTTTATGAATTGCCTACAACTTAAAACAAGGAGTAACAATGGATACAATAGTAGGAATTATTATAGCAATCGCATACATATACGGATTGTATCAAACAGTAACAGGAGATAAGGAAAAATCAGATGTTGAAAATGTTGAATAAAGTAAATAAAAAAGAAGTAGATGATGCTTTTGATTATTTTATGGACACAGGAAGATTAGAAGAATTAAAAGAAGATGATGTCTATTATATCAAAGCATTGTTAAAGTATGTAGCAAATATACATAATACTAAATTAATATTCTCAGAGGAGGAAAAGTAATGATAGCAGTAACAAGTAAAAAAGCATACAAAGAGATTAATGAAGAAGGCGTTCTTAAGACACAAAAAGATAAAATTATGTACGTTATACGTTCACATTATGATATACATAGAAAAGGAATATCTAATAACGAGATTGCAGAACTTACAGGATTTAGAATCAATGCAGTAAGTGGTAGAGTTAATGACTTAAAAAAAGATGGAGTTATTGAAACTTTTAATAAAGTAAAATGCTCTATTACTAAACGTTTGGTTAATACAGTTGTTCCTAAAGATAACTTTTATTTCAGAGAACAATTAAATAAACTTAGATTGTTGCTTGGTGTTTACAATTACGACAAGCATACAATAACTCAAAATAGTAAAAACGAAACAACGTTAAGAGTTGGATATTGGGAAAGAATACCAAAGAATGATTTAATAAGATTGCAAGTAAATAGTCAATTGTTATTAACTCCAAATTCTTATTATGAAGAAGATTGTGGAGATAAGTTTTGGTATGTTATAGAACCTATGATAGTATGAAATTGGGCCTCTCAGTTTAGCGACAAAAGATACTCGTAGTATCTGAGCAACACGATGAAGACTTCGTCTGAAGTGTTAAACAAAAACTTAACAGGTTCATGAGACTATAGGCTGGCGTAAGTGCGCACATCGTACGTCAGCTTATACTCAAAAGTAATGATATGTGGATAGATATGACGGTTAATGAACGCTTCATCTAGTACGAGGCCTTCACGAAGTGACTGATTTAGCCGTCTATCTGTTGACTATAAGTATTGATATTATTAAATTTAGAATACATATAAGGAGAGATATATGGATGTTATTAAAGTATATACAGACTACCTTGCTCATGTAAACAATGAAAGAAATGCAGAAAGAGAAGACGAAGAATTTCATGCATCTTCTTCTGGTAGTTGTTTTAGAAAACAAATGTATGGATTTTTTGGATACGATTCAAAAGAACTAGATGATAAATCATTAAGATTATTAAGACTTGGTACTATTGTACATTCAGATTTTGAAAAAGCAATGTCTATGTACGAAGATAATAATCCTCAAGAAGAAATTCATATTGAAAAAAAAGTAAGTATACCTAGATTAAATTTAGTTGGAACGTTTGATTTGGGAACACACTATGGTAACACTTTTAGTATTTATGATTACAAAACAGTAGCTGCTTACAAATGGACAACTAAGTTTGGTCGTAAACACAACAGAGTACCAACAACAGACAAAAACTATAAGTTACAATTAGGTACTTATGGTCTTGCAATCAAAGAAGATAATAAAGATACTATAGTAAAACTTTTTCTATTATGGTATAACAAAAATACATCTATGATGCGAGAACAAATTGTGGATAGTAGTTACATATCACAGGCAGAAGAATATTGGCTTGAAGTAAATACAATATTAAAAGAACATGGAGAAGATTTTGAACAATCTGATATGTTAGAGCCTGGAATATCTTATGGAGTTCCTTTTGAAGATTGGGAATGTAGATATTGTCAATATAGTGACATCTGTCCAACACCAATAAAATAAACACAAGGATAACAATGAAAAACAATACACCTATTGTTGTAGATGAGTCTATGCTTACTGCAACAGATGAAATAAGAAAATCAATAACAGTCAAGCATAAGAAAGTTTCTTTTATAAAAACTCCTAAACCTTATATTAAACAAAAGGCTGGAATGGATTATGTAGAATATTCTTATATGAGAGATATTGCAGATAAAGAATTTGCAGGTTGGTCTTGGGAAATTATATCAACAGAAATGTTAGGTAGTGCAGCTTATGTAGTGCATGGTAGATTAAAATGGTACGATGAAGGTATTTGGAGAACAGGAGATATGGTAGCTGCTCATAGAATACAAACTAAAAGAGGGACCGGAGAATTTGTTGATATTGGTAACGATGTTAAAGCAGCCAATACAGATGCTATTAAAAAAGCATTTAATATGTATATGAATATTGCAGATGATGTTTACAGAAATCAAATAGAGGATATGGAGTTATCTGATGAAGAGAAGAATGATATACTTGTTCTTGCATCTGAAATAAGTGAAGAAAAGATGAGTAGCATACATATACTTATTAATAAAGGAGAACTAAACAAAGCAAACTACAAAGGTTCAATAAATAAACTACAAAGAGAGATAGATAATGAGAAAAATAAATAATTACGGAGAAGTTCATTCACTTTTACATGAAGAAGAATGTTATACAATTGGAACTAATGACGGAAAAGAATTTAGGAGAGTGGTTTATAAAGGGACTAGACTCTTAAATGGTAAAAGTATGATGATATTTAAAACAGAAGACAATAGTCGTCTAACAATAAATCCATCATTTCATACCTTCACAATAGAAGAACAACCACTTCCTCAACCAGATGATTTAAATAGTAGAGTGGATGTTTACATACAAAATAAAATAAAAGGAAACTATAATGGGTAAACTTAAACAATCAGACCTTGACAGATTAAAAGAAGAAGGACTTCTTTCTGAGTCTGCTGAGAAAGCATTGAAGAAAACAAATTCTGTATCAAAGAAAACCACTGCACCTAAGAGATTTATAAAGACAAAGAACGGAACATTTGTTTCACCTAGTCTTTATTTTCGTGGAGGTAGAGGACTTGAAGCATCTGAAGAGATGTTAAAGTTTCAATCAGAATACGACAAACTAGTAAATAAATACACAACAACTAATAATAAATAAGGAGAAAGTAATGGCAAAAGCAATAGAAGCTGAGTTTGACCCATCTGCGCAAGTAGCATTTGTTCCTGTAGAAGAAGGTACATACCCTGCTCACATAACTGAATTGACGACCAAAGAAGTAAACACAAGAGCAGGTCAAGCAATCATTGTTAATATGTCTTATACTCTAGCTGACGAAGCTGCTGAGGTTGAACAACCTTTGTACGAGATGGATGGATATAAGCATAGATTAGATGTTAATGGTAGAAAGATACCTATTCTTAAAGATGGAGAACAAGAATACATACTAGGAACACATCTTCCAAAGAAAAAATTCTATGATAATGGTTTCTTTGTATTTACTACTACAGAATCTGCTAATAAGAACAGTAGATACTTTAAGTTACTTGAATCATTAGGAATAGAACTTGAAGAAAACGATAGAGGTATTAAGAAACTTGTTCTTGTAGAAGATGAAGACGTAATAGGATTGCCTGTTTACGTTAAATTAGAAACACATTCTTATGTAACTAGAGACACTAAAGACCTACCTCCTCATGAACAGGAGACTAGAACAGTCTTAAAAGCAAAAGAAGTTACATTGTGGGAAGGTGGAGAAAAGATAAGTCTAGAAGAACTTGAAGATGACGTTCCTTTCTAACAAATAAAAAAATGCCAAGAGATATTGTTTGGAATAACTAACTTATTCTAAGTAATTTTGAGACGAGGGTGGTGTGTATCCAACCCGTATACTCTCCATATATACTCGTCTCTCTCTCGGCATCACCCTCAAATGATAAGGAGAGACAATGAAAGAATCAAGCGCAGTAATAAAACTAACACAATCTGAAATAACTCATACTATAATGGCATTGGTTATGGCTAAACAAGCATCTGCTAATTTAGGTATTGAGTATTATGAAAAAATGTTTAATAGTCTTTGGAAAGATTTTGAAAAGATTAAAAACAGTATAATAGAAGGAGAGAAGAAAATTGAAACCAATAACAAAATGGGAGAAAAAACTAGAAGCAATCCACAAACTTGCGAAGTCTGCGATTAATAATAAAATAAACTGGAAACCATCTAAGGGTTTACTTTATATAAAAGATGTTCCTGTTGGAGAACTTGTTAAAGTTAATAAACAAACAGCAATAATAGTAGAACATACAGAAGTATCAACAGTAGTTCATTGTGTAGAATATGAATCTGAAGATAAACAATTTTATTTAGGTAGACATAGGTGGGCAAATGCAACGGAGGTAAAAACATTATGAATCAAGTAACATCAATAGAACAAGAACTAAGAATAAAAATAGAATCATATGAACACAATTTAAAAAATATTAAATATATATTATCTTCAAAAGATGTAAAGACACACGCTAAAATAAGAAGAATAGAATATATAATAGATTCAATTGAAAATGAGATTGGTAATGAAAAAGATTGCTAAATACAAACAAAGTGAATACGATGCCAGAAAAGCAGATGCTTATATAAAGTATTGCATTAAGTGTTTAAAATGTTGGGAAGTAACAGTTGGTTCAGCTCAACTTAATGGTAAAAAAAGAAGAATAGTTCAATACTATGAAAACTTTGTATCTTATGGTAAAGAAAAAAAAATCTGTAACAATTGTAAAGGAGAGAACAATGACCAAAATGTCATGGATAAGTTATCTATGTGAATCTGAAAATAGAGAAGCTTTGATAGAAGAAGTTGGTGTAGAACTTGCAGATGAGTTTTTGCACGCACATTATGAAATGAGAGATAATAGAGATAACCCTGCATACAATAAATTAAATGAAATTCACGATGAAATGCAGAAGGAGGTTAAACATGAAAAAATGTCCAGCTTGCGGATACACTCCTCTAAGTAAAGGACAAAACATAAGTTTAAAGATTAGAAACTTAATGATAGAGAGAGAAAAGAAAACAATACAATCACTAAATAAAATTGCAAAACTAATTATTGATAATGTTCCTCAAGACGATAGAATGTCTTATTACAAGTTTTTATATGGAATCAAAAATTGCAAGGATGACGTAGTCAGACATTGCATTGAGACATATTATAAAACAAGAGCATTTCAAAGTAATAAAGGATTTGCATATTTAAGAGCAATAATACAAAATCAATTCAAGAATAACGATAAAATACTAGAGAATGAGAGACGAAGACTTGGTTCTGTACCACCAGTAATAGATTAAAAGCTCCTCAAAAATTAATATAGAAAGTATGATTAATGCTTTTCGTATTAATACTCGAGGTGGCCCTTATGTGAGGAGCTTTTATAAAAGGAGAAAAAAATGATAATGTTTGACATATCAGAATGGATAATTAATTTAGTAGTCTTAGGTCTAGGATTAGTATTATGGTGTTTAGCGATACTATTAATAGGAATGATAATTGCCATTAGTAATAAATGGATTAAAGAAAATTTAATTAAACAAAGGAGAAGTAAATGAGATATTATTGGGAAGCGTTGTTTAGCACAGAGTATTTCCCTTATTGGGAATTTACTATGCTTATGATGTTAGCTTTACAATTAAGTTATTTGTGGAGACAACATAGAACAGAGAAAAAAATAGATGTAATAAACGAAACGTTAAATGAAGTTTTAGACGATTTATTAGATTAACATAACAAAGGAGAGAGATATGTTACAAAATGCAAAATTTCCAGTAAAAGAAGTACCAGCTTATTGGGAATCAACTAATAAAAATAAAGGAAATGGCACTAGTGTTAGAGAGATGTCAACAGGATATAAATTCATAGTAAGAGAAGATACTAACAAAGTTCTTAGTTGTATGACCAATTCTTATAAATTAGTAAGAAATGACGATATAATTAAAACTGCTAATCCTCTTATTAAAAAGATGGGTGGAGAAATATCTAAAGTAAATGTATTAAAAGAAGGTTCAAAGACTGTTATGAATTGGACATTTCCAAATAACAAAATAAGAATGTCTAAAGATGATGAGTTAATTCCAGAAATAAATATAGTTAATAGTTATGATGGAAGTCTTGGTCTTAACATACTTGGTGGTGCTTTTAGAATAATATGCTCCAATGGATTAGTAATTGGATTCGTAGCATCTAAATACACTAACAAACATATTAAAACAAACATTGAACTTAATGACCTAGATAGAATCATTGAAGAAACTATTGGTAACACATCAAACATATTTAAAGATGAGTTTCCTATTCTTGCAGAAACTAAGTTTAAAGAAAAACACTTAATTGAGTTTATAAAGTTATTTCCAGAGTATGCAAATACATTGGTTACAAATAAACTAATTATTGAAAATCCTAAAACGTTTTGGGATTTGTTAAATGTAGGTACTAACATTCTTACGCATCACATGAACAGAGAAATGGTCTCAACTCACAACCTTGAAGGCAGACTTTACCCTAAAGTAAAGAAACTAGCACTTAAAGAGGCTGACGTTGCCATCTCTTGATTGGTATGATTGCCCTATAGTTATACCTTATTATGGTGGGAAGTATGAGTTGAGCAGAAAGTTTGTTCCTCTCATACCCCATCATGAAAGATACTTCGAAGTTTTCTCTGGAGGATTGTCCATGTTCTTTCGTAAAACAAAAGTTAAATGGAATGTTCTTAACGATAAAGATAATAATATAGTAAATCTATATATGTGTATTATACATGAATTAGATGAACTTGTTAAACATCTTGAGTGGATGCCTAAATCCAGAGAACTCTTTGAAAACTTTAGGACCGACATAAAAGAAAAGAAACCTATTGATATTCCAGACCCTTACCAAGCTGCAAAGTATTTTTATTGCATACGACATAGTTTCAACAAATTGATTCACACTCCTATGTCAATGGGAAAAGATTGGAAAAGGAATTGGGAAGAAGAGTTTAAGTATTCAAGAATGAAAATCAACGGTTCAACTATTGAGAACTTAGATTTTGGAGCTCTTGTTGATAGATACAAACCCAACAGCAATGATTTTTGGTACTTAGACCCACCATATTTTATTGCAACAGACAAAGGTGATTACTATCAACACAACTTCACTGCTGGAGACCATATAAGATTGAAAGAAAAAGTAGACGAACTAGATTCTAAAGGTGCTAAATTTATGGTCTCATACGACTACAGAGAGGAAGTGTATGAGTTATACAAAAACTACAATGTAATGACCATTGATTTGAAATACATGGGCGCTACGGATGAACATAGAGCAAAGAAAAGAAAAGAGTATTTAATATTAAACTATGAACCTGTCAATCAGACAAGTTTATTTTAAAGGAGGATAGATGAAAGATATAAAAGACGTTCAAGTAAAAGTTATGCCATCTAATGTTGACGCTGAAGAAGCAATGCTTGGTAGCATACTTCAAGGTGGAGATATTGAAATGGAAATAGCAATGGCTTGGATAAGAGAGGACGAAGCACTTTATTCTACAAAGTGTATGAACATATTTCAATGTATGAAAAACTTGTACAATAATAAAGTTCCTATTGATACAATTACATTATCTGATAAGATGCAAGATATGTTTGGATTGAAAGATAGTTTGTACATATTAGATTTACAGGATAAAAGTCCTAGTAAAGTAAAAGTAGAATACTATGCTAAAATTGTATGGGAAAGATACGTTCAAAGAGAGACTGCTAAATCTGCTCAAGACTTACTTAATGCTAGTTATGAAAACTACAATGAAGTAGGTAGAATTATTGAGAACCATAGCAAACTTATTGATGAACTAAGAAACATACAACCTTCCAAAGCAAGAGACATTTCTGATATTATTGAAGAGACTAACGTAGCATTGCAAGAACAATCTAATACAATACAGTTTGGTCTTGGTAAACTTGACAACTTCGCAGGTGGTATGACTCGTAAAGAAATTACTGTATTGGGTGGTAGACCTGGCCATGGTAAAACTACGTTGATGTTGAACATTGTGCGAGGTTTGATTGAACAAGGATACAATGTAATGCTATTCAATCGTGAGATGAGTAATGTAGAAACAATGAAAAAGTTGTACGTCATGGAATCTAGAGACATTACATACTCAATGATTCGTTCTGGAATAACAGATGATAAGAAACCAGCTCTTACTAGTGTGTCTGAATATGTTAAGAATAAGTATGAAAATCTTACAGCATTTGACGACATACGAGGATTAGATGATTGTATTCGTGAAATCAATAAAGGTAAACCCGATGTTATTATTGATGATTACATTCAATTGATTGATGTAGGAATGACAAACAAAGATAGAAGGTTTGAAATTGAGAAGATTGTACAAGATTACAAATGGGCAGTTAAACAAAACAATTGTTCTGCAATTCTTGTATCTCAACTTAATCGTGATATTGAAAAGCGATTCGACCCTAGACCTAGAATGAGTGACTATGCAGAATCTGGTGTAATAGAACAAACAGCAGAGTCAGCAATGTTCGTATTTTATGGATACAACTTTGATAGTGATAAATACAACAGATACAAAAGTGAAGTCATTGTAGCTAAAAGCAGATATGGTACTATTGGAACCTACCCAATGGGATTCAATGGTAACAAATGCAAATTTTACAATGACCATAAAGAGGCGGAACGAGACACAGTTGCGTAAATCTTGTAGGGGATGCTACTATGGCATCGGAGAAAAATGTTATTGGTTTAGAGATGTTGAAGGAACATCCCCTAAAGAGATTCCTGTAAGCGTTTTTGATAAAGGATGTAAACATTATAAAAATACTAATATGGTAGATTCAGAATCAGAACTACTTATATTAATATCAAATAAGTTTGATGGAGAGATACTTAGCGATAAGTATGAAATATATAGAAAACCTTACAAAAAGAAATATGTAAAAAGTTCACATAACTATTCATATAGGAGAGATGCACAATGAAAACAATAATAGGTATAGACCCTGGCGCTAGTGGGGCTATTACTTTTACTAACTCAGAGAATAAAAAACTTTATATTCACAAATGTCATCCAAGCATATCTGGTAGAGCAGTTATAGTAGAAATGGCTAAAAGTGCTTTTAAAGGAGATGATATAGTAGCATACATAGAAAAAGTACACGCTATGCCACATGATGGTAGAAGTTCTCTGTTTAAGTTTGGAGTAAACTACGGAGTTTGGCTTGGTATACTTGCTTCTAAGCAAATACCGACAGTAGAAGTATCACCACAAAAGTGGATGAATTTTTGGAAAGAATATCATGGAGTAGGATTACCAAAAAAAAAGAAAGAAAGAAAGAATGTTCTAAAGGATTTTGCTTCAGTATATCTTGACGAGAATAAGAAAGCTACACTATGGAACGCAGATAGTATATTAATAACAATGTATGGAATATACATGGAAAAGGAGAAAGAAAATGGAATGTAAAGATAGTATAGACGTATGGATTAAAACTTGTAGTAGTTTAAAAGACACTATAAAATTAGCAGTAAAAAAAAATGATTCAGATTTTATTATTGAATTGTTAGAAAAATTTAGAGAAGCAACTGAACAATTAGAAACGTTAATTAAAATGAGTAAAAAAGAAAGATTTACAGCATAATCTCCTTATGCTGACTAGAGGATAAGGGGGCAGATTATTTACGTTTGCCCTCTTTTTCCATATGCAATAATGAATTTTTTAATCCCAATGGTAAATTTCCATATTTTTTTCTTGATTTAGATTTTTTTTCTAATTTTTCAAAATAATATTCTGGAGCTATTTCTTTTAACAAAGGTTTAATATCTTTTATAAATGTTCTTTCATCTTTCTTTTTAGGAAAAACTGTAACTTCTTGAGCAGCGGCAGAAAAAGGGCCATAAGGAGTTTTTACCGACATTGGTATCCATCTATCAACAGTTCTACCAGCAAATTGATTAAATAATTTTATTTGTTGCATTGCAATATCTAAATTATCATCATCAGTAGCTTCTCCAACTGAAAAAGCTAAGTTATTAATATACTCATTGTCAGCATTGATTAATTCTGTCATTACCCCTACATCTATTAAAGTTCCAACAGTAGGCCCTAACTTTGAAGTGACAATTCCTTTTCCGTAAAATTGCGTATTTAATCTTTCTCTGTCTTCTTCGTCATCCAAATCTGAAAACAACAACATCCAAATATCTTCTAAAGTTTCTTTAGCCGTATGTTCTACTAATGTTTGATTATACCCACTTATATAACTTATTAAAGCAGGGCCTAAAAAATAAGCCATAGTCATATTCATAGTTTTATGAACACCCTTAGCGTCTTTTAACCATTCTGAAAATTTTGTTTTTTCTTTCTTTAAAACTTGCTTATCATAATAAGCTTCTTTAACTATAGAATAATTTCTTTCTAAAAATTCCATACCATAATGTTGAAATTGAAAAACAAATTGACCTATTCCTTCTTTCATGTTTTTTGCTTTAGCATAAGATTCATAATCAAAATGATTTAATATAACCATGTTTTTAGCATATGCTTTAGCATATCTTCTTTTATTTTCTAAAACACTACCTTTTAATTTTCCATTATCAATTTGATTTTGTATATATCTATCAAATCTTGGACTTTCATCCATTACTTTATTAATTTGACCAAATGCTATTTTAGCAGTGAATTTTCTATTGGCATTTTCTACTCCTCTATGAAAAACAGAACTTTTCTGGGCTAAATAACTCATTCCACTTGAAAATATCTTTGAACCTTTATAAACAAAATTTTCTTCATCAGAATATTCAATTTGTCCTTTGTCATTCATTTTTCTAATTCTAATCTGTTCTGCGCTTTTACCTTTAATACTAGATTCAATAGCAGCTTCGGAAGTGTCCATATATAAATTAGATTCTTTTAAAAAAACATCTATATCAAATCTTAATTGATTTTCTTTTAAATATTTATAAGATTGATACATTGCAGTAGGCCCAAATGTAAAAAAATTCATAAGTACCTGAGTATAATTTCTTACAGCGGACCTAGGACTAAATCCTAATTTATTAAAAAATTGATAAGACAATAATGCTTGTTTTATTTCTTTGGTAGCACCACTAACATCTGTAGTTCCATTCATTGAACCGTATAAACTTTCTATTGTATTTACAATTTTAAGAGAATAATCAGATTCTTTAGTATCTCCATACATTTTTCTAGCTAAATCCAATGAATTAAAATGAGAATTTGTTAAAAAAGCATTTGTATTAAATTTATTTACTTGTTGTATATAAGAACTAACTACGTCTATAAAGTTTCTATTGTAATCATAATTAGTTCCTTGAGTTCTGGATTTTCCAAAAGAAGGTATAGCATCATTTAAATTATCAATAATGTCATCAATATCTAAAGAATCATGTTTACCATCAATTTGAGATGTTTCCATTTTATCAAAATGTGGCATTAAGTTTTCCATAAATTTTATATTTAATTCATTTGTATAATGAGGAAAATAACCTTCGCTGTATCTAGGCATTAATTTTGATTTTAAATTATTTTCTAATTCTTCTAATTTTTCAATTGTAAATCTAGAACCTTTTTTATTTTCTATTTTTTTAATTATAGTTTGTATTTTTTTTTCTATTCCCAATCTTAATGTTTTATAGGAATTATCCATTAATTTATTATAATCAATAACTGCTGGTAATATAGAATCGTCTATACCTACTCTTTTAAAATAATCATTACTTTCTTTATCGTTTAATCTTACTAATTTTTTTCCAGATTCATAATCTTGAACTCTTTTAATTGCTTCTTTATCCCCATTATCTGCTAGTGTTTTTTCATCTTGAAATTTTAAATCAATAGCTTCTGGTACTGTTTTTTCAATAATTTTTATAAAATCAACAAAAGAATTAACTACTCCACCTTTTTCAAATTCTTTTAATTTATTATTTGTTTCTTCTATTAAATTACTATCTTTAGAATCAAGAGCTTTTATATAATCCAATTGCAATCTTCTATGTTCTTTTAATCCTTTATTAAATTTTCTTTTTCCAAGTATTGTGTCTAAACCAGCAGATGCTTTTATTTTATCAACAATATCTAAAAATTCTTTACTTGATTTATACTGCCTTAAAGAATCGTTGTTTACAACATCCCTAATACCTTTTAATGTTTCTGATAAAACAGGGTCTTTTTTCCCAAGAATAGTACCAGTCATAAATCCTTCTAATGATTCAAAACTTGTTAATTTTCCTTTTTTTACATTTTCAACATATTTACTTAAATCAACTTTAAATGCTTCAATAGAACCTAATCCTAAAAATTGTCTAGTTTTTTTAGAACCTAAAAGCATAGCTCCTTCTATTGGTATATTAAACCTTGCTTCAAACATTGATATAGCAGCTTGATAAGGCATTTTAATATTATCAATTGTATCTTGATTTTTAGCCCAATCGTCTATCCCATCCAACAATCTAGATGTTAATGGATTTTTTACATCATTGCAATTTACAGGCAATCTCTCATCTCCTTTAATGTTCTAATTGTTTCAAATCCAGAATCTCTAACAGGATTTTCTCTAACGGTTCTATTTAATTCATCTTTCATTTCTCTCATGTTTTTCAACATAGATATTAATTTTTCATTTGTTTTAACAAGTTTAGGTTTAAATTTAAAAAATTTATTTCCTAAGTATCTTTCATTGTCTAAAAGATTGCTAGGTTTTCCATCAACTCCTACAACATTATATATATTATTTTTACTTAATTTTCTAAATCCTTCATCTAAGTCTAATCTTTTTTTCATATATCTTATTGGATTAATATAATCATTTCTCGCTGAAAATTCATCTAAGTCATTTAATTCTTGAACAAATTTAATAAAATCTTCATTTGTTTTATCGGTATAACTTTCAACAAAATCTCTATAAATTTCTATTGTAGATTTATTAATAGTTGATAATGGGTCAGATGCTAATAATTGAGCAGACCAACTAAAATCATTATTTGTATTTAATCTTTTTTCCATTCCCTTATCAAAACCCATTAATTTATATCTATCTACTAAAGGATTAGTTAAATCCATTAATTCTGTATCTTTTTCAAAAAATCTTCTATAATGTTCATTGGCTTGCAATAACTCTCTTAAATGAATATTTGATTCTGCTTGCAAAGAATAACTAGTGTCAAATAATTCGTCTTGTTTCAACATTGCATATAAATTTTTATCACCCTTAGCCATTGCTGTTAATAATTGTATTCCATGCGAATACCTCTTTGATTCTTTATATGGAATAGCAACAGGTCTATTATTAAAAATACCTATAGAATCTCTGTCTCTTATTGGTTCCATATATGCATAAAGAAAATTAATCCCATGTTTATTTATTTTATTAATTAAATATTTTTGTCTTAATTCCCAAACATTACTAATTCCAATTTTATGTTGTTGAATAAAATCAAACATTCTTTTATCTTGTAGAATAGTATTTTTATTATTTGGAAGTATTTCATCTAATAATGTATTACCTCCAAGAACTTTAGCGTTAAAATCTTTTACAGATTGCAAATCTTTTCTTGCATCGCTATCTTTGTCTCCCAATGTTTCAGTCCAATTGTCGTATTGAGGGCTTAGTTTTTTTAAAAAAGAATCTAAAGCATGTTTGTGAATTACAGATTTTACAATTCCACTATCTTCAATAGATACATATTTTTTATATTCTAATTTTCTTGGGTCAATTTTTTGAATATTTTTTCCATATTCATCTTTAACTTTTTGTTGAAATTTATTTATAACATAATCTAATGCTTTTATTTTATGATTTTTCCATCTCCATCCATAAGAACTTTTTTTAATAAAATCTTTTTTCTTAGATAGTCTTTTAATAGTAGATATATATGAATTGAATTTTTTTGTATCTTGAACTACTTTTTTTGCTTTTTTATCAACAGCTTGTTCAATTTGACCATCAATACTAGTCATGAAATTATTTAAATTTGTTTTTGTAACGTCTTTGTAATCACCGTCACCATCAGCAACATCACCTAAAAATGAATTAAACCAATTGTCAACTTGAGTATATGTTTCTATATCTAAATTGTATTGCTTTTTATCTTCCATAAATTCACTTTTAGCAATTGTAACAGCCATTCTATCTAAATAACTACCTCCATTTCCATCGTATATATCTTGAACATTGGATTGTATAGATTCAAATGCTTTGTTATCAGAATCTAATAT